CATGCCAAGGCGCGCCATAGCAAACGTAACGCCAAGTCCAAAAAGCCCCCAGACGGAATTTGCCCACATGCGTGAAAGTCTGCCCCGATTCGCCTAAACCAGTCAAGTACAGCACAATCGCCAAAGCAAAAGTTCAGTGCTTTTCCGACCATCAGGTCGCCTCCTCTTCGGAATCATTGTTTGGTTTCATGCGCTGATATCCATGGCGGCGATCGACTCAAACGCCGCGGAGATTTGTGTGTCCGCCAATTTCGACGCGGCTTCGTATTGCTCCTGGGTCAGCGTTCTGAAGGTGTGCAGCTTGGCGTGGAAGATAGTTTCGTGTTTGCTTTCTGGCGGCTCGAGTTCAAACCAGAAAATCGCCGACTTCGTGACGATCTCGGCGAATGGCACGAAGAGGTGCTTTCGATAAAAACTCTCCTCGATCTTTCCATTGAATGTGTGCTCAATGCCCGAGCTCATCTTCTCGCCCATTTGGCGCGTCGCCAAGCGCACGGTGGCGGCCGCCGGGCCGATCTCACCGTCTTCGCGCTTCGTAAAAAGCTGCTCGACCTCGATGATCGCCTCAATCCAGGAAGCACCATCCGGGTGCGGCAGCGTGATGTAGTCCATCCGCTGCTTGATCGGACGATTGATCGGAAAGTGAAAGTGATTCAAGGCGTCTGTTCCTTAGGCTTGGCAGCGACGCAGCGGGTACCGTGCGTCTCGCGCAGAAAGGCGAGGTCTTTGAAGCGCGCGGCCCTCCAGCGGTATGCAGGAACGATGCGTACGCGGCGTTGAAAATCCTCAGAAAAGCTCTCGACCTCGCGCAGGCACTTTTCCTCGACGAATAGACGAAGAGCGCCGAACCAGCCGCGGCGATAGATGAATTCGCCGGTCTTTTCCCAGGCGTCGGGCTTAAGCGGCGTCATCGGCATCAGCTTTTTTGAAACCACGACCTGATTTCCTCCGCCGCGTGAGCGCGTTCGCGATGCTGATGGCGCTCACCAGGACGAGAGCCGCCAGGATTACCCACGCGTGCATTAAGGTTGGTCCGACTGATCGTACCCCGCCGGCCAGCCGACATGCGGCGCCTGACGCGGTGGAAAGGGGATGATGATCCGGTGATCAACGACGCATTCGCCGCTCGAGATATTGCCGGCGCTCTCGACCGGGCCGACATTCGTGTGCGAAGGTTTGGGCTGTTCGTGCAGGGCAACGATTGCCGTGCCCATGTCGCACCAATCGTCAGAAAGCAAGTCGGCGTGGCTCGGTGTCCATGGCATCACTGGCCCGCGCGCCATCTTGATGTCGATGTGCGGGTGGTATTGGATTTCCGTCCCTTCCGGATAAATACCGAGCAGCGGCGCGCGGTTCACTTTGAAAGTGCTTCCCGGAACCATGAAAATGAACATCTCTCCGCCCGTCCAGCCCTTGCGCGCAACACAATGGCCGTTGCGAAGCATGTCGAGGGCCAGGCTGAAATTGAAAACCAACTCCATCACCCTTCCTCTACTTCATGAAGCCGCGCATATTCCTCCTTGCGCTCGAGGGTTTCCGTGATCGCGGTTTCGATTGCATCGTCGGTTGCATGGAGTCCGCAAAAGATGCAGAGCGCGCGCACAGCTGAAGACGGGAACGCCTTCAGAGTTTCGTAGGAAATCATGAGCGTCGGAACCGTCAACAGCTCCAGGAACCGCGTCATTGCCACATATTCGTCGCACATGTGACGAATCACCGCGGCCGGGTCCGTTCGGCGCTCGTAGAGCATCACGCTTCGGCACTGTGCCGTCTGGTCACGGCTGATATAAACCACGCGCGGATTGCGGAAGTCGCGCGCGATCTGCGCTGGATGAAGGTGATTGTGGATGCTGGGAAACTTGAAACCATGACGCGGCAACCGCGCATTTCGATCGGCCGTCAACGCGATCCGGCCGTCATGCTCGTGATATAGGATCGCATGAGTCATGTGGCGATCCTCAAACCGAGCGTCGGGAAATTCTTCACCCATCGGAATGCCGAGGCGATGCAAAAGTTGGGCAACCATACTGGTGCCTGACCGTCCGAGGCCGGTGACGATGATCGTGGAATCAGGTGCCGCGCCGACGTTGCGCAATGTCAGGAATCCTATGTTGACCATCATGCCAGAAAGCGCTCGATCTCGTCGGCTGCCGCATGAATGTCTTGGCGATGAGCGATGAAGATCGCGCTGTTGCTCGCGGCGACGTTGCGCAGACCCGTCGCGGTCGCCTTGGTCGGGCGCGGCGATTTAGCCGGGTCGAGAAGCCACGAAGCCACGAAGACGCAAAGAGAACGCTCTCGCGATTCCAGAAGGCGCATGTCGATCAGTTGAAGCAACCGTTCGCGCAGATAATGCCAGGTCTCGTGGCCATGGTGACCCCCGGGAATCGAGGCGTTCATTTCGCGGCTCCAGCCGCAACCGCTTGCCGCGCGACATTCTTGTCGGCCTCGGCCTTCGCCGTGATGCGCCCAAGGACGTCGTTAAATTTCGTGGCCAGATCCGCAAGCTCAGCCTTTTCGGCGATCTCAGCGCTCATCTGGTCTACCTGCATTTCGAGCATCTCGATGGTATTGGCCACGCCCCGCACCTGTTGGCTGCGGACGATGGCGGCTTGCAGTTGCTGGGATGGGCTCATCAAAAACTCCTGGAAAGAGAAGCCCCGGACGTCTTCATGTCCGGGGCTTTGTTGTTGTTTAGGAAGCCGGGATCGCGATCGGAATCGGCGCCGCGATGACCTTGGTGGGAACGGCACCAAGCGCCGGCGTGGTCGCCGGTGCAGCGACGGCGGTGGCGCCGTTGACCAGGCCTTCCACCAGCGCGATACCGGCGTCGATTTCGAGCGCGGAGACGCCGGGGATCGGGATCAGCGAAATCAGCGGTTCGAGTTCGTTCACGACCGCTTCGGCGTCTTGGATTTCGGTCTTGCCGGGCTGGACAGCGGCGAATGCGGCCTCGGCCGCCTGGGCGGCTTTCAGAGCCGTCGCCACCGCCGGCGAAGGATTGGAGCCTGCCAGCGCCGTAAAGGCCGTGACGAGCGCCGCAGCTTCCTGCTGCGCGTTGGTGAGAGTGACGGGAACGGTGGCTGTCGTGGTCGCGCTGCAGGCGGTGATGCCAAGCGCAAGGGCTGCGGCGGAGCCGCCGCGGATGATGAAGGAACGCATTATGACTCCTGGGTTTCGGTTAAGGCTTCAAGGGCACGAGCTTTCAGTCTTTCCTGTTCGGCCTTCGCGGCGGCGGCCTGGTTGAACGCGCGCAGCGTCAAGCGGGCCTGAAAGCCGAACAGAATGGGCAGCGCGCTGGCCCCGGACGTACCAAGGGCCAGCGCGAGAGAGCTGACGCCGCCCCTCAGACGGCGGCGCAGAGATTGCGGCATGGATTACGCCGCGGCGGGCGCGGCAGCGGGCTCAACCGGCGTAGCCGGCGGCGCGACATTGACGACGGTGGATGGTGTGTCGGGCTTCATCGACCAATGCAGCCAAGTCGACAGCTTGCCCTGAACCATGGTGCCAATCTCGGTCGGCGTCACGCCGAGCGTGGCTTCCGCCGCCGGCGCCATTTTCAGCACTGTGGCGGCGATGTCGGCCAGCTTGGAATTCGGGATCTGGACATATCCGTTATGGGCTTCGACCGACTTGAACCAGTCGACGGCGAGGTTAAAGCCGTGCTCGAGCGCCTGGTCGAGGTCGTCCTGGACCTGACTGTTGCCCTTCAGCTTCAGGAGCCGGCCGGCTTTGTAGATGGCGTAATTGGCCAGATAAGCGGCGGGCGCGGCGGCGACAGTGCCGATCGTGGTCCAAAGCAGGGTGATATCGGTCGGGTTGACGGACATTTCGGTGATTTCCTTGTGTGGATAGCGACTCGGATTTCACATCAAAATGTGTTTTACTGCAAGATTAAATCTAGGCAACATCGGCATGTTTCGGTTAAATCTTAGCCTTGCGCTTGTGTTTTGTTTAGGATCAATGATTTATAAAGCGTTTTGCTTTAAAATTCCTGTGTGGTGAGCATCGGCGAAAACTACATCGGACCGATCAGGCAATCGTTGCCGATGCGCTAGGCCAGCTTGGCGTGCCGCCAGCCTCGGCCGTGCCGAGCGCGATGTCCGCCGCCGCCACGAACTGAGCTGCTGCGCTGGCGACTTCCTTGAACACCGCAATCGAAGGGATCATCACCAGGGCGCCGTTAAGCAAAGGCCATGGCTGTGTCGCGCCGAGCGGAAAAGCACCATTTGCGAGCACATAAGTCTCGGTGGCGCTGAAATTGTCCTGGGCGGCGGCGTCAACCGCGTATGTGCCATTAATTGCAGGAGTCGCGGTGCTGGTGATCGTCAAGCCGCCGGCAATCAGGGAGGCAAACTGCGCTTGTGCGGCCTGAGCCACGGTCGGCGCGGGTGCGGCCGGTGCGATCTGCGCCAAAACGCCTCCATTCACGAACCAGTTGCCTTCCGCCTGCGCGTCCCATTGCGCCTGTGTCGCGATGACCAGGTCGGCTGCCGCAGGCAAGTTCGGGTAGCTGAAAGCATCAGTGTCATACCAGCCGAGAACAGGCTGCGGTGACGCGGCGGCGGGATTGAAGCTGGCGTATAGGGGCATCAGGCCGTCCTTTCAAAACAAATTTCGTGCGTTGCCCGTGTCCACGCGGGCAGCGAGTTGCAGTTATCCGCCGCCGATGGAGATGGTTCGGGGAGAAAAAAGTGCGAGCCATCGGCGAACGCGAGGGTGGGTAGGAGGATAAAGGCCAGAACTAGGATGCGGATCATTGGGTGACTCCTGAGATGCCAAATGTCTTTCCTTGTGAAATTTCCACGTTAGATTGGTCAGCAGAGTTCAAAATTACAGTCCATAGCATTGCTTCCGAAGCCATTTTACTGTCAGCGCCAACACCATTGAGCGTCGACCCTAAGGCTAACACCTGAAGCCCAGATGTTGCCGGTGGCGTTATTGGCGAACCCGCAGTCCCATTAAGATAAACGCTAACATTTGTGCCGTTCCTTACAAAAGTCGTAATACTTAAATTTGTGAGACTCCAAATGCTTGATGAATTATAATCATATGAAATAAAAACATGAGGATGCAGACTAGAGTCTACCCGCAAAAACTGTATTGCCGATGGACCACCCCATAGAATACCTTGAAGATTGTCAGCATTTTTGCTCCACACGCCATTGGAGGTAAAAGCATTAACGTAGGGCCCGGATAAGTTTAACCAAGATGTTGTCGAAAATGCAACACTCGGCACCCCATTCTGCGTGTTCACCACCCCACTCGCGACAACCTGCGGCTGGTTTGCAGCGGTGGATTGCGTGGCGTCGGCGGATGAGCTGAGGTAGCCTTGATTGTACCATTTGGTGACGAACCCGTTGCCGGAGCCACAGAACGCCAGCAGCGTCACCACATCGAGCAGGCCGTTGACGAAGTAGATGTCTTTCGTAGCGCCGTCGGTCGACCTGCGCACGTTCATGCAGGGGCCGAAATAATTCTTGGTCAGCTTGCGGACGGAATAAGCCACCGCCGGAAAAGCTGAGAGGAGGTCGAGCACGAAGACGGAGCAACCAGGCCAGACCGGGTTGAACTGACCGTTGAACGTCGGCGATGGCGTACCGCAGAAATCGGATGCCGCTTCGGCGCGGCCGGCAAGTTTTGCGTAGGCAGCAACGGCAGCAGCGCCGGTAATGAACTCGCGGCGAGCCAGGCGCTTTGTTTCCTGGAACTCCCGTTCGGCGCGGATGATTTTGGGGCTGCGGATCAGCACGGCTTGAACTTCTTATCGTAGTAGAACGTTTGCACGTCGTTCGCGGACAGGTTGCGTGACGAGAATGCGGCGACGGGCTTGACTGACAACCGGTCCAATACCAGGGCGTGAGCCGGCTTATTCGGCTGCGCGACGGGCAACGCCGCTGCCACGGCGACCGTGCTCACGCCCACCAAAAACTCGTGCCGATCCATCAGTTCGCAAACCCGGTCTGCACCCACAGCGTCGTCTCAGCGGTCGTGCCGTTGGTGAAAACCACCTTGTAGCTCGCGCAAATTAATGGAGCCTGCAAGGTCGTAGCACCGCCGCCGGTCGTGCTCGATTCCTGAAATTCGACGTACCCCGTGCCGTTGTAGCACTGGATCTGAAATCCGTTGGAAGCGCTGGACTGGTCTGAATAAACCACGGCGTAAAAATACCGCGCGCTCGTGGCCGTGGGGAGAGTCCTAGCCGAACCGGTGAATGTCGCGGACGCGCCAAGCGCGGTCGTGGTCTCGGTCCAATAGGTCGACGGAGGCGGCGAAACACCGTCGGATAGCGGAATTCCATTGGCATCGGTCGGCCAAGCGCCGTATGTGCCCGCATTCGAATTGTAGAGTTGCTGAAGGAAGAGCGCCGGCGCACTGGTGATCGTCGGCGGCGCTGCCGCGACGGCTGGCAGAACCGCCATGAAGACGCCCAAGATCGCGCCGAAGAGGGCTTTCAGGAATTGCTTACGCATTGCGGCCAACCGTCCTATCCATGATTGGGCGACATTGCCGGCGGTTGGTCGCCTTTGTTTTTGTGGTTGAAAAACACATTTACATGTGCTCATTTGGCGAAGGAAGCAGACGCCCGTGATCATCGGGATCCCGGGGCCGCCACCCTGCCGGCGGAACGTTGTCCGGGCGTTTGCTTTCTCCCGCTTCCACAAAACGAGAGAACGAAATGAAAAAGCTCTATCTCATCTTGCCGATGGTTGGCTTTCTGGCTTTAAGCGGCTGCGACAAGTATGGCAGCGGCGGCGGCTTCTCGCACCTGCTCGGCAACTGGGCGCAGGTCAACCTGCCCGACGGGTGTGTCGCCAAGCAGATCGCGGTCGAAGAGAATTCCGGCGTCGCTGTGCTCTGCGAAGACGGCCGGGTCTTTCATTAACCAATACCCCCGGCGCAGACAGGTCCTGAGGCCTGTGATAAGCGAAGGCGGGATAGCTTCTGCGCCGGGCCCCGTGTACTTCTTAAACTGCCAGCTACGCCGGCTCCAACTCTTCGGAACCGCCGAATAGATCATCCGGGTCATCGATGTCGTAAGCGGGCTTTGGCCCATCCCAGAAATTCGGCGTCGGCGTGCCATAGGCGGCCGGTCCGTGGCGAACTGCATGGCTGCGAGGCACCAGGGTCGTCATAATGGTACACCTGCACCGAACGACTTCCTTCGCCGCCGCATCCGGGTCATGCGGCCATCTGATCCTTTCGCCCGAATCACACACGAATGGGGTATTCAGCCCAAGCACAGTCTGCCGGTGCAGCCCGCGGTGATCGGGCCGCGTCTTATCGTCCTCTGTCGCAATCCACGTCTTCGCCACAGTCCATTCGGGATGATCGTCGAGAAAGCCCTCGACAGTCTTGATGTGGCCGTTGTTCGCGGCTCGGAGTGCCTCTGTGCGGGCGATCGTCATGGCGCGGCTGGCGATCATGCGCCGCTGGTAGGCGTCGACCATCTTATCGACCTGGGCGCTGCTAAGCGCCTTCTTAGCGTCGATCGCCTTGGTAATCGTGGAATCATAGCGCTTGTCGCGCAGCGCGAAGGCCATCGCCCGTGGGTCCAACGTCTCCAGCAGCGTGCGATAGTTTGCTACGATGCTAGCCTGATACGCGGTGAGCCCGACGACGTCGCGGATCTTGCGCGCGATCACAGCCGGCGGGTCGGCCTTGTTCGTCGCATCGACGATGATCTGCTTTATGTTCTTGCGCTGGGCTTCGGTGATCTCGCGCACGCGCTTATAGCGATATGCCTTGGCATAGTCCTGCACCGCGTCGGATCGCACGTTGAAGCCGAATTGCAGCAGGCGCGGCCGGGGTTTGCCATCTACATCATCATTGCTCGGCGGCGGCTGCAGGCGCGATGGTGCTGCGATGCCTTCGGCCGTGGCTTTGTCCATCGGCGCCATGCCGGCGAACAGCGGCGCGTCTAGCTGGTCGAATAGGCCGCCTGGCGCGTTCGGCGAAGCGACGCTATCTGGCGTGACAGCGTCTTTCCAGCCAGCCAGCGCGCGGCCGACGCCGGCGGCCAGGTCGTGTTCGATATCGACGGCGGCGGACAGAAGGCGGCGGGGTGTTGAGGTGGATTTTCGCTTTTTCTGAGGCGGGGCGTCGTTTTCACCCGGCTGGTTCGCGTCATCCGGCGCAGCCTTCGCCAGCCCGGATTTGTGCACATGTGCATTTTTGAAAATGCGATCAGCCGCCGCGCCGCCGGCCAGAAGCCCAGCACCGGCGCCAGCGATCAGCAGATTGCGCCGCGCCACCGGCCGGAAGAGTGCAGCGAGCCGCCTGGTGATCGCGCCATCGGCCGCCGCCGCAACTGTTTTTGCCCCGGTCATTTCCTCGTTTGCGCGCTCGGCCTCTCGCATCGTCCGCGCGCCGTGCCGCGCTTTGATATCGGCTAGAAGCTCGTCGCGCATCGCTTTGCGCGCCTCAGGCTTTGGATAGCCGCCGGTGGTGACTTTGCCCGCCGACACGATCTTGATCGTGTTGGTCACCTCGGTCGTCTTTTTGGTGGCCTTCAGTTTCAGGTTCGGCAGGCTGGCTTCGTGCTTCAGGAAGGTAGCAAAGGCGTTGCGGTCCTGCGGCTCCAGCGCGCGAAAATGCGCCTCGAGCTTGTCGATCGAGCCGATGCCCAAATCGTGCAGCACCGACTTTTCGCTACCCGGCGACGCATCGTGCTCAAACATCTCCTGCAGGCGGTCGCGCGTGGCTTGCGAGAGGATCAGCTTCAACTGGCCTTTGATCTCGCGGGTAAAGCGATCGACCTTTGGCCGTTTGATGTGAGCGACGCGGTCGCGAACTTCCGGCTCTTTGCCCTTGGCGCGCAGATCGGCCGCGGTTGCCTTAAAGCGGTCGGCCTGGTCGGCGTTGAGCATCATCGCCCGCGCCGTCAGCCTGTATTCGCCCTCTGGGTCGTCCGTTGCCCAACCGCCCTCCCCACTCGTGCTGTCGAAGAACGGCTCGGAGTGCGCGTCCTGGTGCCGGGCGAGCGCGCGGTTCGCCATCCGCGCCATACGAAATTTTGCTTCGTACGCTCGCGGAGCGTTCGAAAGAAAGTTGCTCGGGGAAAGTTTCTGCCTCGCATTTTTGGCGCGGCGGTCGATGAATTCCTGGTTGATCTTGTGCGTGCGGAAAGCCGCGCGCAGCGGCCCGAGCGCTTCCTGCTTACCTGACACGGCTGACCGGCGAATTGCCGTGACACCGGCTTGCGTGGCGGCGCCGGAGGCGAAAGCGCCGGCAGCCGCGCCGGCGGCGGTGACGCTAGCTTCTTTCGCCTTATCCCAGCGTGCGCGGGCGGCGTTGCGGCGTTCCTGGATCTGCGCAGGCGATAGGACAGCCATTATCCAGCGGCGGCGTCAGGCGCCTTGAACGTCATGAAATAGGGCAGCACGTAGAACCGGCCAGGATATTCGAACTGAACCTTGCCCGCGTTGATGAGATCGATCAGCTTTTGCTGCTCGTCGCTGCTAAGGTGCTGAAAATAGAATTTTTGGTGGTTGTCGATATAGGCTTTGTAGCTCTTGTCGGTCGGCGTGATCTTCTTGCCCGCCTCGATGGCTGCGAAGAACTCGTCGGGCCTGAGCGATCCGCAATAGCTGCAGGTTTGAGAGTTGGGATACCAAAAGTCCTCGGCGACCAGGTTATCCGCGCGGAACACTTCGCGGCGCCGCTCGCACATAAAGAGCACATGTGGATGTGATTCTTTGACGTGCTTATGCACTGACAAAATGGCATTTTCCTCGACTGTCCGGGGCGAGGATTCGCCACGGAGCGTCTCGTCGCAGTGCGGGCATTTGGCATAAGCGGGGGTCATTTCGCTGCTCCTGTTGAATTCGGAGCAGTCTTATCAGCGGCTGGTCGCCCCACCCTGTGTTTACACATGGCGTCAATCGGTCGAGAATGTACCGACTTAGAGTTGACAAAACTGACGTGAAGCTGGGTATCGCATGGTGCGGACGAAGGGGTTGATCGCCTGGAGTCGAATGCGGTTCGATACCGCGCCCGGCGCCAATGTCCCATTTTTCTGCATCAAATTAGGCGGAAAAACGGCGGCGGATCGTCTTCGACCACCAGGCCGCAATCGCACACCGGGCAGCAGCGCGACTTCGGGGGATCATCAGGATCGAAGCCGCCAAGCTCGATGATCGCGCGCTGGCACTTCGTATAGCGGAAATTGCCTAAGCGGGCGGAGACATGACCTTCGCCGGCGCAGAGCACGCAGTCTTTGCGGACTTCCCGCGGCGCGTTGAAGGTGATGTCGTAGGCGATCATTCGGCCATCATCTGCTTTGCGATGGCCGGCGCGCGCTTCGCCAGATCTTCCGCCTCGGCGAGCATCTTGGCCATGCTCTGCTTGTCTGGCTGGTTGCCATAGCCGAGCGCATGCGAGGCCATTTCTAGCGGCTTAGCCGCGATAGCGCCAGCGATCACCGGGACTTTCAGCGCCCCAGAGACGGCGCCGACACGGCTGGCAACTTTCCTGGTGCGTGCCCCAGCGCCAAAACCGTCCGCCACCCCCTCGGCGAAGCCAGAGCCTGTCCGCGCGCCTTCCTTCATGCCAGTGCCAACGGCTTTCACGGGATTGCGCACGAATGCCTTGGTTTTATCAGCTGCCCACCGTCCGGCGACGTAGCCGCCGCGGTTGGCAGCGCCGGCGCGCGGGCGGAACAGGCCTTTGACGCGTGTGGCGGCCTGCCCCGCATGCGCAAATGCCGACTCTTTTTCTTCGTGCGACACCGAGAAACTGTCCAAGCCATGCGCGGCGCGAGCCGCCAGGTTGCGCGCCGCTGCGACAAACGGCGCCGCTTTGATAAGCTGCTGGTTCGGCCGAAAGCGCTTGCGCTCCTTGCCCGTCACCTTGTCGAACTTCGGGTTCGGAAACGGCTTGGCAAACTCGTCGTGATACGGCTGCTTCTCGCCAGGAAAGGCTTTGTTTGCATTATGTTCGAGACGTTCCTTCGCGTAGCGCATGAACGGTTCGACGGGCTTCAACTCGGCCTTCAGGTCTGGGTCCATCTTCCAATCGTAATCAACCAGGCCGCGCTCGTGCATGTGGACCAGCGCCGCATGGTGATACGCCCGGACCAGCGTCGATTTCGGCGTGCCCTCGGGGTACAGGTCAGGCTTCATGCGCGAGCGCTCGACGCCGCGCGCCGCCGGCTCATGCGCCTTCAGATAAACGTGCTTCTTGCCTTTCCTATTCTTTTCAGCACCTTCCATGATTTCCTTGCGAGAGTCCTTCACCAACTGGATATAGCGCGCAACGCGCTTCTGGTGATCCGCGACAGACACGCTTTTCGGGATTTGATTGGTCAGCGTCAGGCTTAGATAGCTGCCAACCGGGCGCGAGAGTTCATGTGATCCGGTATAATCACGCGGCAACGCATTGATTTTGCTGCCAATACGCTGCCAGCCCTCTCCGCGGGTCTGGCTGCGTGCGGGGCCGGAAGACCGTTCGCGCACCACCGACTGGCTGAATGCGGGGCCGGAATAGCCGGTGACCCGGGCAAATTTACCTTCAGAACCCCTCGGATGCCGTTGATTATCAAAGAAACTCATTGGAAAAATCCCCATAGCGCCAAAACGCCAAAATAAACATCGTTTCTTTTAACCTCAATATGAACTGAGCCGTCTTTCATGTTGAAATCATTCATTTTAAGGTTTTGGTAGAGCGTTGCTAGCCGGGGGGCGGCGAGGAGGACGACTTACCCTTGAACTTGGCCTCGTGTCGCGCGAGTTCCGCCAGGACAAGCGCAGGTGCCGCGCCACGTTTCGGATTGCGCGGCACCGGGCGGTTGATCTTGGCGTGATCGGCCTTCAGCCCAACGGCGTCGAGGAGCTGGGGAGGTAGAGTTGCGAGATGATGGTTCGCGATCTCGGAAACCGCGGGGGCTGATTTGAGGCGCGCGATCGCCTGGGGCGACATGAGGGCGGGTTTCACCGGCGGATTATGCGGCATCGGGAGCGCCAAGCGCCCCGGCGGGGCGATAATCTGCTGTTGCCCCGGTAGCGGCGCCGGGTCACTGGCGGGTAATGCCGGCTGCGGATCGTATGGCGCGCCGGCGCCCATCATTCCCGCGTCCGGCGGGGGCGGCGGTTGTGGCATGGTGAGGCCCTGGGCCTTGGCTTTCAGGAGATCGTCGACGAACATCACGCCGAGAGGGCCGATGCCGAAGATGGCCGGCCCCATGCCGAGCGACGGCAATCCGCGTTCAGCGCGGTATTCATCGATCGAAAGCGCGCCGGCCTTGACCTCGGCAAGCTGACGCTGGGCCAGCTTGTCGGGATCGTCCTCGCGATAGTTGTCCATGACGAATTCAAGGTCAGGAAACCCGAAGACGTGCGCGAAGATGTGGTCCATCAGGCCTTTCAGCCAGACGATATTCGGGGCGAGGCCTTCGCGCAGGGCTGCGTCATTCGCCGTCTCGGCTGTTGCGCGGTTTTGCTGGTTGACCAGCGGCAGGTTTGGCAGGTTGAAGGCAAAGGTGATGACGCGGGCCAGCCATTCGTCCTGCTGAGGGTCGAGCGTTTGCACCGGGCGCGTCGGGTTAAAGCTCGTGCCACCAGGGATAAAGTAGGCTTTTCGGCGGTTTTGCTGGTCGCTGGTCCAGTTGTCGAAGAGAAGCTGCATCCGGTTGATGTCTTCGGGAGTCCACTTCTCAGGTACGCCGATCAGCGCGTCGGGGATGTTGCCCTCGGTCCAAAAGGCAAGTTTGTTGATCTCCCGGCGGATTGCGATCTGGATCGTCATTCCGATGAGCTCGACGGCGCCCTGCCCGTAGAGCTTGCCGGCGCGCAGGTTTCGAGGAAAGTAAATGATCTCGTCGGAGGTGTAGTTGATCGCCGGAATCCCTTTCAGGATCTGGGTGTACGCGGTCTCCGGCGGTGCTGGCGTGCGGCCCAGCTTGTCGTAGCGCGGGATGAGCGTGGCGCCATCGATGACTTCCAGCGAAAAAATGTCCCCGCCCACGGTGCGGCGCACGTAGATGGCGGGCGCGTCGATAACCAGCATCTCGTGGAGCAGCATGCGCATCCACGTATCCCAGTTGTGCTTCCGGTCGGGCGAGCGGAAGAACGCTTCCAGCTGCGCGCAGCGCGGATCATCCTTCTGGCGGACATTCTGCCCTGGCCGCATGCGGGGCATGATCTCCCATGACAGCTTTGCCATCTGGTTCTTGCGCGTCTCGACGCAAAGCTTGGCGACGTCCAGGCCTTCGAAAAGACCGCGGATCATGCCGAAATTCATGCTCTCGTATTGACGAGGCGTCAGCGAAAGGTTGACCGCGACGGGGTAATCGCTCGCGCGGCCGGCTACGTCGCCGCGGGGCGCGTTCCCGTTGAGCGGCACGCCAGGTCCGAACCAAGGCTCCTGCCGATTGCGCGGCATGTTGGCATTCATTCGCTGCAGATAGGCCTGCTGCTGCGGGGTTTGCGGCGCGTTCGGGTCAGGTAGCGGGATCGATTGCTGGTCCGGCGGAGCCTTCTGGCCGAAGCCCAGCGTCGATTTAAGCGCCCCCATGGCCTGGTCGATCACAAAGCGCGGAATCTCGGTCAGGATCGCGCCGGGCGTGAGTTTCGGGCCCATGCGATGTGCCTTAGATCAGGCCGATGAGGCCGGTGGCCGTCGTTCCGGTCGCCATGACGATGGCGGCAGCGACAGGAAGGATCGTGCCGGCCTGGACGTTATTGAACACCAGCGGCGCGTTCTGGGACTGATTGTTCGCCTGGCTGGTCTGATTAGGCGGGTCGCCGCGAAGAAACAGAGCGATGCTGCCGGAGGAGCCGACATAGATGCCGACGACGCTCGAAGGAAGTGGCGCATAATCCATAGGGACGATCGGAAACCCATTTTGCGCCGGTGCGACGGGGGTCCGGGCGCCATAATACGGGTCGAATTTGCTCATTTGGGGCTGTCCTCACGTCTCATCGTGAGGGGAACGATGTGCCGGCTTGGTCGCCTATGCTCGGCGCAAAAAAGATGGCCGCTGCGGTTTTCTAAGCCGCAGCGGCCAAGTTCAGGGAGGAAACGTCCAAACTTCCACGCCGGATTCTTCGCACCAGCTTGTCGCCGGGGGAAACTTCAGGCCGCGATGCCTGCATTCGGCGAGTTGTGACTTTTGGCAATCTTTTCAGAAACAGAGATCTGTCCCGCGGCAGAGGTCAAAGCAGCGCGGGCCGGAACCATAGCGCCAAACCCGTCTTGACGGTGATAGACGACGCCTTCGAATTGAAACTCAGTCAGATCGCCATCAAAGGGATGGCTGGGTAAAATGTGTCGACGAAGCCACAGCCATAGTCTCACGCCTTTATTCTCCCTTTTGCCTTAAAAAATCCCTGCTTCGCGAGTTTTTTGGCTCGTCAGATTACGCGAGACATTAAGGCGATTTTAAAATCCTTCACGGAAATGTCAACGTTCCAAACATTACAATGTGCATTTCTCATTTTCGTGTGCATTTCTCATTTTCGAAAGACAATCGAATAATGCTCCAAGCACCAGCTTTTTCCACTCAAGGTATGGGCGCCGCAAAATTCCGGCCAATATGCCTCGTCAGGCGATGTAATGTACTGGCACGACCTTGGAACGGGCGTCTGAGCGGTACTGCCGAGGATTGCTTGTTTAAACGCGAAATCGTGGCCACGAGCGACGCCGAGAAAGGCAAAGCCTCCGGCGCGGCCGATTGGCTGCGGCACCACGACAGGAAGAGCTACGGGGACTGTGCCTTTTGCATTTTTTGAGTACGGCGCGTGGCCGAGGCGATGCTCGCCCCAGGTCGTGATGATAGCTTTCCCGACCACCAGCACGCGGCGGTACCCGTGCTTTGAGTCGACGCGTAGCCGGCCGAGTGCTACGAGCCGGTCAAACGCCTTTGCCACACTCTGTCTCCCGCGTCCCAATATCGCACCGAGTTCTTGGTTGGTCGGCATTGCGATTTTCGCGGATGCGGTTCGGATCACCACGTCAAGCACTCGCTGCATGAGAGGAGTAACGATCTTGGGTGGCAACGAAAATGGCAGCGCGCATTGAAGCTCGCGCCACGAGCGGTCGGCGGGGCGCCTGGCAGAGATGCGCCGGCTATGCGGAGTACGGCGCTTGAGCGATGCAGCGGTCGGCGGAGTCAGCATCAATGCCACATTCGCATTCGCAGGGACCAACGCATCGACACTCAACGAAAAATTCTCAAACAACGCGGGCCGAATATCGAAAGCATGGACCGGGAGTGCATTCATTGCCGCACCTCTGATTTATGTGTCCCGGTGCCGAATTCTGACAACAGGAATGCCCAATCTTTAAGGGCTTAGGAATTTACAGCACAACAGCAGATTGACACATTTCGGTGTGGTTTTAGCCTGACCGGATTTTAATTTGACATCCCGCCCGTTTTGAAGGTCCGCGCTAGGTCGTCCGTCTGTTCGTGGGTCACGCCGTCTTTTGGCTTGGATTCCGCAGCTTCTTTGGCCAGTTTGTCCTGGTCCAGCAGGCGCGAGTAGTAGTCGAGGATGCCTGTGTTCGACCGGATGAACCCCTTGAAGGCTTGCGCGGCCGCATCCACCATGTCGTCGTGAGCCGCCGTCGGGAATCCGGCCAGCTCGGCTAAAAACATGTCGGTCCAGTCGGCGTCGAGAATAACTACGTTGCCGATCATGGCCTGGCTGGCCACCGGCGCTGCGTTGACAGCTTTATCGCCGGTGACCGGCTCGCAGACGAAGGAAAAGCCTGAGAGGTTCCCGCCCTGCTGCTCGGCTCGCGTCTTGCCGGCGGCGCCGGGGTCCTGGGGATAGCGTATGCGCGTCGCATAGCCGTCCACAGTGGCGATGGTCCGCATGATGCGGTCCACCTCACCGCCATCCACGCGCCAGCGCTGGACGTCAACGATGTAGTATTTCTGGGTAATTCGACTGTGTCCGATCTTGACGGTGGCCGTCCAGTCGGGGTCAGCTTTGATCAGGGATTTTACAGTGGCGGCAAAGTCCCATCCGCGGCAGAATTCGAGGTCGGCGGGCAGCTCGTGCAGTTTGCAACGCGGGAACCAGGCTGTTTTGAATAGACCGCCCTCACGCGGACCTGGGAGCTGCTGGAACTGACTGTTGAAGGCATAGGAACCAAGGTTGTTTGAGAACCGCTCGATTACGCCGCGCGGCATATGCGCCGGCCAGAGCAACTCTCCTGTCTCGGTGCGCGGGTCTCCCGGCCACAAATGCGGGTGCTTGGGATCAAAATAAACTGGCAAGCTCATGTAGCGATATTCGCCCGGCTGGCGCTTCAAAATGTCTCCGATTACGTCGTTTTCGCCAACCCGCTGGTGGCAGACGATGAACACGCCGGTCTTGGGATCGTTGAGGCGGGACTGGACACGCTCTCGCCAGAAATTAAGAACCTCGGTGCGCTTTACGTCTGATTCGACATCCTTAATGTCATGCGGATCATCGGCCAAAATGACATTGGCGCCCTTCCCCATAACACGTCCGCCCACTGAAATACACTCCCTGTATCCGGTCTTAGTCGTCTCCAGGATGATTGAGTTGTCGGTTTTGAGCTGCACCTTTGCGCCCCAACGGTCTTGAAACCATTCGCTGGAGACAAGGTCTCGTGTTCTCTTCGAGTCGCGGATCGCCAATGAAAAGTCGTAGGAAATGAACATCATACGCTGCGACGCGTCTTTGATCCAGTAATAGGCCGGAAACATGACCGACAAGATTGTCGACTTTGAATGCCTGGGTGGACACGCAATGGCCAAGCGCCGGTTGCGCCCCGCCATGACATCCTCCAGTTCGCGGCAAATCTCATCGATGTGCCAGTTTGGAACGAAGACGGCCGTGGGCTCGATAACGTGCCAGGCCAACTCCACGAACGCCCGAAGCCCAAACCGCTCGACCATCGCGCGATCGAGGTCGATCAGCGCCTGTTTCGACGAAAGCCATGCGGCGTTGTGGAGAAGTTTGGAGTCTAGACCTTCAGGCATCGAACTGAAGATGGAATTGTCAGGTCGCCTGCGCTATGGGTAAAAGCGTTTGTGAAAGCGCTCGGCGTCCACCATGTCATCGCGTGCTAGCCCCGCCGAGGAAAAATTTCGCACAAGTCTCATTTGTGTTTCGCTACGGTAAGAAATTGCATCGGGTCGATCGCCGCGCCCTGAAACGGCTTCATGGGATCGCCGAGAATACGCCGCATTTCCTCCATTTAACGCAAAGCGTGCGATGCCGCGCTGTTGTTTAGCGCTTCAGCGAGCTGCTTTTCCAAATCAACAATTCGCGCCGAGGCGGCTTTCATGTCGTCAGAAATGTTGGCGCCAGGTTGATAGGCACTCAAGATCGTCACAAAGCCGCTGCCGTGCGCTGGGTAACCGCTAAACTCGGCAGTCAGAAGACGTTCCGCTAGGGTGCTCATATCTTTTCCTTCGTGCCAAAGCGCTCCGCTTCGCCGCCGCAGAACGGGCATGGTTTCAGGTTGCTCACTTTAAGGCCCTCACTGTCACGTGACGCTCCTCGATTTACGGTGCCGCGGCGCCGGCTGAAGCATCGCCAGCGCCAGCGCATCAACGATCCGGCAAGCCGCGATCGTAAGCTGACGGCCCTGTTCTCTCGATCATCGGCTGTCATCTCGCCTTCGATGAAGACGCCGCCGGCACGCCGATAGCGCTCGTCGCGAAGGATTGCGTCAATCTCGGCGCGTGCCGCGGTGAGCGATTCGACCATTGTCGGAATCTCGAGCGTGTTGCGGACCAGGCGCAAAGCCCAGTCTTCGACGCGATGAACGGCCTCCTGGGTCCGGTCGACGCGTGCTTGCCTGATCCGGTCGGCGCCGCGAAACTCGCAATCGTTAATCTGCATGTTTCGAGCAAATCACATTTAGATGTGTTTTTCAAGCCCGCGGAAGCGCGCCTTCCAGGATTTCTTCTGCGACCCCTTCGAGTGCGTCTGCTTCCGTTGCCGGCCGCGTCAGCGCGACCTCCTGGTTGAGCATGGCGGCGGCGCGCCGCAACTCCATCATCTTCTCCATCGAAAGCGTCGTCAGGACCTCTTTGACCTGCTCGGGAGGATCCTCGCCGCCGGCGCCGGCCGCATTGGGCAGAAGTTTGGCTTCCATGCTGAGCGCCTTCCGCCGGATGGCCAGGCCCTTGTCCACGGTGGCTACCGCGGCGCGCACCAGGCCAGACAGTGATTCCGTCTTGCTGCCGACCATACGCAGCCGGGAGGCGATTTGGCGCACCAAATCCTCGTCACTGCTGGAAATCAGGATCGACAGCTGGTCTATCAGCGTGGTGCCAAACGCGATGATCTGGTCGGATTTGGCGATCTCTTTAAGGATCTGCTGCTGCTGGACGGCGGCCATCCGCTTGCCCGCGCGCACCGCTCCCGCCTGATCGGCGACCGCTAATTCGCCGATGGTGCGCGGCGGCTCTTTTTTCGTAGTTTCTTCGAGAACGTCGTCAAGGTTTGAAAACGGCGGCGCCAGCGGAACGGGTGGATTTGCACCACTTGCACCACTTTGCGCACCACCCAACTCGCCGTCCGCACCAGCCGCCAGGACCATGTCGATCACGCTGTTCGTCGCGACGTTGGCGGCGATCATGTTGGGGTCCTTACGCCAACCTTCTTTCTGCTGCCGGCGCAGTACGGTGGTGTGGGATTTCTGTCCGAACTTTCGTGCCAGTTCCCGAATGCCGATCTCCGTGGTCTCGAATTCATGCTTCATCTCAGCCCAGAGCCGTTCCTGGCCTTCGGTGGAGAGCGAAGCCTGCAGCTTGGCGCGCCTTTTGGCTTTATCAGCGGCGACTTTCTTCAGTTTCAGGTCTCTTCTGGCCACCGGACTGCAAAACCTTTCAAGAAAATTACGCAAACCCTTGTATTTGTTGAATATATCGCTTATATCTACTGTACCGGGATTGCACATCCCGATGTCGTTGTACCCAAAAATTGAGGAGAACCGCAATGAACAACTTGTTCGGCGCGGCGCTCGATGACCAGGAAGACGAGACTCTGCGCCTCTGGTACGAGGAACCCGTCGTGTATCGCGACATTCCGCATCCGGTTCGCAGATCTACCGCTTTCGCGTTGCACAGCATTGAATTTCAGAGCTGGAGCCGGCTAAGAGACATCAGCCGCCTTCCGCGCGCCGCCGTGGCGCCGGGCAACCGCATCATGAGCGCCGCCGAGGCCCAGACGTTTCTCGCACAGCGGGAAATGCCTGGGATCAGAAATCCAGGCCGGGACGCTTAAGTCCCGGCCGCTTTCCCTTCCCGCCGGCTAAGACGGCGGGGTGATCAGCTCCCACAAAGGAGCGAAAGGGACACTTCACATGAAAACAGCCGTCAAAATCACCGCGATCGCAATCGCTTTCCCCGCTTTGTCATTCTGTTGGGCGATGGGCTTCCTGGCATTTTCCTTTGCCTGGCAGACGCCCGGATCCATGGCTTACCTGGTCGGGACCAGCGCGGTCGCGGCGGCCCTTGTTGGTCGTTACGGTTAGAAAAAATACGGTCCCTAGGCGGGGCCGTATTTTTTCTTGAAAAACACATTTCTTTGTACTATGTAAGGAATGTGTTTTGTGGAGATTCAAACGTGTGTATCGCGCAATTCGTTCGTGAGTCGAACGCCGAAATCTGGGCGCCTGACCTTGCTTGCGAGGCAGCCCCCGAAATGATCGCCGATGAACCGCCGGTGATGGACAGCTTCGAGACGCCCGACGGGCGCTCCTGGGTGCGCGTCTATCTCGATAGCTCGGCGCTCGATCAGAATGGCACCGTCTATGTCCACGCGCCGCGCGCCGCCGCCAGCCGCCGGTTTGAGCCGGGGTTGCTGGCAGCCTAAAGCCGCGCCGATCCCTTCTGGCCGCAAACCGCGGACCAGGTGATCAGCCCCCACTTAGGGGCCGAAAGGGACAAAAATGACCTACACCGATGAAAACGACCTCGACGACGAAGTGGTGGAGACACCGTTCGTCGAAGAGGCGCCGGCGGCCGAGCTGCCGCAGCGTTCCGTCGTCATCGTGCGTCCGCACGTCATGCTGGCCGCGATGGTGGCAATGTCGACCGAGGAAACCCGCTACTATCTGAACGGGATCTTCATCCAGCCCCACGAAGACGGTGGGATCGTCCTGACCGCGACCGACGGGCACTTGCTCGTTACCATCAGGGACTCTTTCGGCTACGCCGAAGGCCCGGCGCAGATCTGGCAAATCAAAGACATGGTCTCGATGATCAAGGCCAAAATCAGCGCCCAGGGCAAGTTCCTGAAGGACAAAGCACTGCTTCGGTATGAGTTCGACGGTTCGACCACAGACGGCAAGGGCAATCGCCGGCAGGGAAAATCCCGGCTCGGAATTGCCTTCCAAGACGTCGACGACGTGAAGGACATGGAGGTCGGCTCGGAACACTGCGATATGCTTGCGTCGCCGGCGTGCATCGACGGGACGTTTCCGGAATACGGGCGCGTCATCCCCCAGGTCGGGGAAACACGCTCTGGAGCCTGCATCCAAGCCGCTTTGCTCATGCGTATTGGCAAGTTCGCCCAGGAGATCACCAACGCCAAGCTGGCCGCGGTGAATCTGGAGATCAGCGACGAATCCGGGCCGAGCTGCTTCCATGTGGCGGCGCCCGGCGAAGGCCTGGACGCGATCGGCGTGGTTATGCCGATGCGCGGCCCAGCCAGACTGCATCACCATCCCGATTGGCTTGTGAAGGTGACCGGACGCCCCGAATTGGGCGCCCCGCCGCCGGTCGAGATGATCAAAACCAGCGAGGATGCGGAATCCGACGACCAGGTCGCGAAAGCGGCCTAGAAACCCTTCGGGGTTGCTTGACTCATGTCAGGCTTGATGAAATCCTCAACAAGGAGGCAAACATGTCTTATTATTTGGCGATTTACGCGCCGGATCGCAGTCTGATCTCTGAAATAGCCTTCGAAACGCTTGATGAAGCGCTGGCGTTCGTCGACGATAAAATCCTCAGCCCCAAGACGCCCTATGCAGGCGTGCCATTCAACGCGGAAATGCGTAACGGCAAAATTTACCAGATGACGCGCGACGTGCTGGGCCCGAAAGAGGCACACATTCAGGAATGGGAACATCTTTACCTGCTTTACAAAACACCAATTTCGTCGATTATCATCGAATGTGAGGAAGCCCACGCAGACTACCTTGCAGACCGCGCAGCCGAAACTGGCGCGCTGTTCGGTGGATAGCAACACGAAACCCCTACCGGGGTTGCCCGAAAGGGTGTGAAAACTGCAAAATTGACGGAAAATATGCAGATTTTATGCAGAAATCATTCAAAAAAGCATAAAAAGTGAGGAAAACCCTTGCATTTTCCAAAGTTATTGCTATATTAAAACTATCGAAGGGGCGCCCACGACGCCTCTGATCGCTCCTAGATCGAGCTTCAAATTTCCTTCTGACACATCAAAATTAAGGACTTGGAAGCTCTCAGCGAGCGATGACGTGCCCGTCGCCGCGCCTGGCCTTCGTGAATGGCGGCGGAAACGTGCCAGCGGCTCATCTCGCTGGCCTCGTCGCCCCTGACTTGGGGCAATGACCATTTAAAACGTTGAAACGCCTCTGGCGTCGCTCCTCCAAGGGGGCAAGTCTACACCTCCCGAAACGCGAGACTATCGCGCTGGCCGCACTCTTGCGGCTTATGAAAACGAAGGAATTCACAATGAACACTGAAAACGTTCTTGCTTCCGCGACCGAATCCGCCGCCGGCGGCTTGGTCGGGAACGCCCTCGACGCCGCGCAAAAGGCGATCATCGGCGCCACCACCAAGGCCATGACCGAAGGCAACGTCAAGCTGGCCCTCGCGGCGGGTGCCGGCGCTGTTTTGGTCGGGACAGCCTTTCTCGTCTACGAATACGGCGGCGCCGCGGCTGATGCCGTGAGCGAAGGCGCGTCCGAAGCCGCGACCTGGATCGCCGATTCAGTGATCGGGCTCTTCCTGCGCTCGACCATCGAAATCATTCCGATTTTCGAAGGCGCGCCGGAAGACGGCATGGTCGACGCCGCGTTCGTTTAACCAAAAATCCTCCTGGGCTCAGCCTGGGAGGATTTTTGCGTTTCAGCCTTCGGGAATGAATGCGCCAATCACGACGCCGGCGATGACATACCGCTCTCCACCGGACTGCCAGACGCGGCCGCTGATGTCCTGGGGCAGTTTGACAGCGCCTTGAAGGCGTGGGTCCGTAGAACGCTGGGACAGCCACAGGCGCCCCTCGGCGTCTTCCTGGACCTCGCGGACGGTGACCTCGATCCTCGTGTCCACCAGGCGTTCGACGAGCAGTCTGCGCCCCTTTATAATGATCCCCTTGTATCGCGCGATCGGCTCGACCAGTAGAAGCGTCTTCTCTGGGTAGATCTCCTCGGCGCCCGGCCTGCGCACCATCGCAGCGAAAGCCCCAGCCTGCCGCGCGGAGTCGTCCACGGGCAAGGGTAGTTCCCTGATCTGATTGGCCGGCAGATTGAATGATTCCCGCAAGTGATGCCCCTGCACATATGTACGCAACAGCACCGGCGCGCCCGTTTTGCGCCCCTTTTTATCGCCCAGGAGGTCTTCCATCGTGAGCCCCGGCATCTGGGCGAGAATTTGCTGATATGTCGCGGTCGTAAGCGAGGCCGAAATTCCGTTCATGAAATTATAAATTTTTGTCGGGTGAGCCCATCCACATTTGCGTGCGAGGTCTGTGGGCGTCATCCCGCGCGCATCCAGCGCCTCCTTCAGCGCGTGCCGCCTCATCTCTGCGATGGCGTCTTCGTCGGTCATAGACTTTATCCTGTACAACATATTGCGACAGTTTTCCTTGGAAACCACATTATGATGTGTTAACCCGAAAAAATGCAGCGAATCGACCAGCTACTCGAAGAGATCAAAACCAGGGGAAAAGCCCTCAACGTGTCCATCCCAGGCTTGGCGAAACTCGCCGGCCTTGGCCAGAATACTCTGCGTGGGATCGAAAGCGACGCATGGTCGCCGAGTCGTGACACGATCAGGAGCCTTCAGGACTGCATTGAGCAGCTGGAAAAATTGTCCCTTGCGGAATTGCAAAAAGTCGCCGGTACCAAGAAAGTCCACCCTCCTAAAATCCTGGGCGTACCCCGCCCGAAGCAAAAACGTTCTAACACTACGGCATCTCCTAAATGCACAATAGAATGTGCTCCAGGCGATGATTAGCAATAGATTACCGCCAAAGGCAACAGAAACGGCCAAAAATAACCCTACTGCCTCGATAGCTTACAGATCGTTTAGAAAGGTGCCACCCAGGGGTGTAGTCACCGAGTGCGGCTAACACGCCCCCGCGCCAAGAGCGTCGTTGCGCAAGGCCTTCTCTTTCAAGAAAAATCGAAGCCGGAAAGACGCGAAAACAAGCTCCAAGGAGCGATGGTGGAATATTTCGCCGCCGTCGTTCCAGTCGGGTCGGCAATCCTATTTGCGGTCCCGAATGGGGAGTACCGGGACAAGCGGACAGCCCTTCTGCTCTCCGGGCCGGCGAAGGATGACCTTGCACCTGACGATGTGTTTTTGGTCCCCGCAGGGCAGGGAGTGCTTTCCGGGGCGCCCGACCTCGTTTTGCTAACGGACAAGGCAACCGTTACGCTGATCGAAGTGAAGGTGCCGAAAGAGGGTGGCAAGCTCGCCGGCGTTATCTCTCGAGCTCAGAGGATATTCCACGCCGCGGCGCGGTTACTTGGGCACCAGGTCGAAGTCGTCAGGAGTGTGGATGATTTCGACGCGCTGTTGCGCCGGAAAGGGGTTCCTGTGCGGGCTGTGCTGGTCCCGCGGGCGTTTGGACTGACCGGCTAGCGCGCGGCCTCAGCGGGGCGGCTGAGAGGGACCAGGCGCGTGACTTTTTCGGTTTCGACCAACCAACCTTCGGCCAGGACCTCCTCGGGAGACGGCAGCGCGGCCGCATAGTGCCGGCCGAGGATAACGTTCATTTCGTGGCGGAGCAGGTTGTACTCTTCCAGCGCCGGCTGGATGCAAAGCCAAATCTCGGCTGCCGTCGGAAACCATTCACACGACCGGATCACGTCACGCTGGCATGCCGAGCTGAGCAAAACCTTCGGGACGCCTTCGAGCGCAAACGCGATCCCGGCGATCCGGTTTTTGATGTCCTCGTCGGTCATGTTGCCGGCTTTGGTGCAGGCCAGGATGGCAGCGAGCCAGGCTTTCACGTCCTCGGCAGTGACGTTTCCGGCGGTCATCGCCATCTTTCCCAGGACGAAGGCGGCGTTACGCCAACGGGCGGAGCCTGGTTTGATTTCGGAGGCAGTCTGACCATTGCGCATTGCCAGGACGGTGCCAACGATCGGGTGGGTTTCCTCAATTCCCAGGGCTTTCAAAGCTCGAAACATGTGGGCGCGATCTCCTCGGCGACGCTATCGATTGTGGTCTTGAACGCATTTTGGTGTGTTTTTTTGGCACCGTCAAGCAGTTCTGCCAGGACGCGGGATTTCGCGGTTGATGGAACTGGGGGCGCCGCGGTCGTGACGAGGTCTTCGTCCCGCCAGCGCTGATCCCGCAGCCAGCGGTGGGGGTCCTTGCGAAACTGCGGATCGGGCTGGGCGCGAGTGTAGCGGCGAACGCCGGCCATCAGGGTTTCGAAGTCCACGATTTTCAGGGCTTTGGCAAACTGCTCCCGCGCAGCCTTCGGGTCGCGCTTCCGGCCGTAGGCTTCGTAAAACACGGAAAAATCTCGATCGATCGCGGAAACGGTATTTTCAGTACCAAGGTTATTATTCTCGCTAAGGGTATTTTTAGTAAGAGACTCTTTCTTAGTAATAGGTAGTGGTAGTGGTCTGCCCCCTAGTTGACGTTCTGTTGAACCACTTGTTCGAACATGTGTTGAACACATGTTGTCTTTTTGTTGCGCTGATCGTGCGGCCGCTGATGCCCTTCCTGCCCCCTGTCGCTTCGCGATAATGCCTTTCGCCTTATCGAGTTCGGCGTCAATTCTCTTGTGCCGATAGAAGCCCTCGTCTAGATAGAAAAACTTCATAAGCTCGTTTCGAGACGCCCTCCACTCCTTTGAATTCATTCTTGTTATCGAGCGAAGTCTTTCCGGATCGGAAGGAAGTTTCCCGTCGTTCGTCCATGCGTTAAAGATCAAAAGAAGGTACGCGCCGTGCTCAATGGTGCGCAGGTGATTGGTGTCGCGGTAGTAGTCTGACACGTAAAATGACAGCCACAAATCGGGCCTTTTCTTGGTCTTCACTCGGACGCACTCCATTGCATTTTTGAGGAGCGCATTTTTGTGTGTTTTCAGGACACGGTCAAGAACGTCGTAGTGGGCCCATCGAACCTCATCTCGATCGCTGAGGTAGCGCCCTTTCGCACCTTCGCGCTGACCAATTCGACCTTGCCCCGCACGTCGGCGAGGGCCTGCTGATACTGTTGTTCACGGTTCTGATATTCCGAGTCGCTCTCGCCCGGCTTCCTGGTCGGCTTAGCCTTGTGCATGTGAAGTTCCGCCCGATGAGTGAACAGCACCACGTCTGCAGCGGCCTCGATATCGCCGGAGGACTTCAGGTCGGCCATAGTCGGCACCTTGTCGTCGCTGCTCTCTTTCGAGCGGTTTAGCTGCGCCAGGGCGACCATGGGGCAGTCCTCCTCCTTGGCGATCTCCTTCAGCGAATTGGCCAGCTGCCCAATGGCGAAAGGCAGACCGAGCTTCATATCGGCTTGCTGGACGCGCATCAGGTGCATGTGGTCCACCACGATCAGGCCGGGCTTGCCGTAGCGACGTTTGAAGCGCCGAACAGCCAGGCGAAGCTGTGGAACGTCAAGCCGAGGTCGGTCGTCGAAGTAGACCTTGAGCTCGGCCAGGTCGCGCTGGGCCTTAACGAGCTTCTCGGCCTCATTTGTGCTGATTTGCCCGAGTTCGATCCTGTCCGTCGAGATGCCGGACATCTGCGAAAGGATGCGCGCAGCTTGTTGGTCGGACGTCATCTCCATCGTGAAGAAGTAAACTGGTAGGCTATACCTTTGGCAGAAAGCGGCGCTTATCTGGGTGGCAAGGGCGCTCTTGCCGTGGCCTGGGCGTCCGCCGAGGACGATCAAATCAGCCGGCCGCAAGCCGCCGCCGATAATGCCGTCAAGGTCTGGAATGCCGGTCGAGTAGATCCGCGGCACCTCGCCGGCCATCGCGTTCTGCATCGCGTCGATGACCTTGGCGACAGCATCTGCGAGCTTCACGTCCGTCTCATCGCCATGACGGACCAGCGTGCTTTCAAGCTGTCCGATCGTGCTGGCGACGATCTCCAGAGTCGTCTTCTTGCCAGGGCCGAACGCGGTGTTGACCAGATCCTCGGCGATATCGATCATCTGGCGCCGTGCCCAAGCCTCCTGGATGGACCGCCCATAGTCGCCGGCGTTGACGATGCCCACCATGG